TATTTTTCTTACCGTATTCGGTAGTAATCATTTTTTCTTAGTTTTTTTCTTGTAAGGTTTTGCTGTTTTCGCTGACTGTTTAAAAGCAGCGGCGGTGGGAGCACCCTTAGAACCCACCTTTCTCATCTTTTCGCCAGAGCCACCGGCGATACGCTTTCTCTTGGCGTGGATGTTATGGTATAAACCGTGTTTAGCTCCTTTGTGCATTACTTACTCTCTAGCATTTGTTTATATCTCTTTCTAATATCAGCTGGCATATCACCAAAGTTGAAATTATCAGGAGTTTTAATGTTTCTTTTTTCTTCTTGTCTTTTGCTGATGGTGTCTGGTGCTTCTTCAATAAGACCATCATCGTTGAATCTAAATGTTTTAGCCATTACTTTTTTTTACCTTTGTGTTTACAGCCACATTTGCTGCTTTTGCTTTTCTTTTTGTAAGCCATGTTAACATTTCCATCGTCGCATAGCTAGTGCCTTTCTTGTAGGCTTGCCATTTGGTTTTCTCATTGGTCCTTTCATTCCTCTGAATCTTGCACAGAAGGATCTCTTACGTGGACCTCCTCCGGGCTGTGGAGCCTTGAGGTTGGAGCCAGTAGCTCTGTTATACTTTCTTCTACCAGCTGCCGTAAGTCCTCCCTTACGGCTTTTATGTTTGCCGATTTTAAGGGAGACGTTTTTCTTGCGTACTCTCTTTCTAGCCATAGATCTTCATAGATTTGTTTCTTTTAGTAAGACCTTTAGTATCACCACCCATAGCTTCAATAAAATTCTTCATGTGTTTCATCTCTTGCTCTTTAATCTCAGGTGTTCTTATGTGATTAAAATATCTAAATGGTGGTGGGCTAAAATCTTTAGGTGTTATGTTTGCGACATCCTGATTGATCTGCATTCGCTTTGCAAGTGGTACAGGCAATCCATGTACGTCAGGATCGTAATCGCCTGCATCATAGAAATTACCACCCTGTTGCATATAAGCTTTACCTTGACCATCTAAAAAGAAACCTTCGTCAGTTACATAGTTCATGATAGATGAGTCAGGTTTACCATCAGCTAGGTTAGCTATCTTGTCATCCCTTGATGGAGCAGGGGATTTACCCGGCTCATAAGGGCTGCTAGGTTTGTCAGGTGGTACGTAAGGAGGGAGTTGTCCGGGAGGATGTGCCATAGCTCCCAGCTCACCTTGTAAAAGAGTCTGATTAGAGAGCCTCTGAGCTATAGTGTCTTCTATACCGAGACGCATCTGATCTTTATACATGATTAATACTTCTTCTTAATTTTTTTGCCACTTTTTTTAGCGGCTGCAGCTGCGGCTTTTTTACCTGCAGCTGTGTATGGGTAGGATTTTCCGTTTACTTTAGGCATGGTTAAAATTGTACGTTTGGTGATCTTTGTAGTTTGTTCATTATATCTGCTCGATATGCTGGGTCGTTGTCGTAGCGTGGATCTCCCATAGCTGCTACAACTTCTGCTTGACTACGGAATTGAGTACCACCAGATCGAGGTGCTTTACCTTGAACTAAGTTACCGTCAACTCCTACTGCATTCTCATATGTAAAAGCAAGTGCTCTGATTGCAAAAAAAGCTCCGAGTGCATCTCCTTTTTCCATGACTGCATCAAACATCTCAGTCTCTTGTTTAGAGAGATTATTCTGTGCCCAATCAAGCATAGTAGCATACTGTTCCTGACCTCCAGCAGCAGCATATAAACTCGTGACCTCTTCTGGTGTAAAGTCACTGTCCTGTTCTACTGACTCTCGATACTGAAGATATTCAATCGCCAAGTCTTGTGGATCCATCTCGCTGATTCTTTCGATTATCTCATCACTAAACTCTTCGTCATCATCAGTAATTCTTTCTGCCCACAGCTCGTCGAGTATAGATTCAGACTCTTCGCCATCATCTTCATACTCTTCATCACCTTCTTCATATTCCTCTTCTTCACCTTCTTCTTCGTATTCACCTTCTTCTTCGTCACTATCTTGACCTAGCTTCTTCTGTAGTTCAAGATAACCTTGCTCAAGTTCCTGAGCACTTTTATATTTACCAGCTAACAAGTTGTCCTGTGCTTCTTGCATCTGCTCTCCCACAGCAAGAGAGTCTTGCTCTTCGGGAGTTAGATTGTCAAGAGTAGTAACCTCATTGTTAGGTTGCATTGTGTAAGTTTCTGCCATTATTCAAGTGGTGGTTGTTCTATTTGTTCTGGTTGAGTCTGTGCTGGACCTTGGAGATCTGGATTCTTTGATGGGTCGAATGCCGGTGCTCTCATAAGTGCAGGTGTAGCTCTAATTGCTTCCATTTCAGCTGCTTGTTGCTGCTGATCTTGAGCTTCTTGTTCTAGTTCTTCTCTAGTCTTAACAAGATTCAACACGTCTATTCCTTGTGCTGCGGCTAATCTTTTGATAAGCTCATCTGGATTAATATATTGTTGTATAGCTTCTGGTCCCATTGTCTGTGCAATAGTTTGTAAGAAGCCGCCAAGTGCTTGTACATCTTGACCTCTGCCTAGTGAGTTTATACCAGCTACAATGATAGGCTTCACCATACCCTTGGGTATACGTGGTATCTCTCCTGTCTTCTGGAATATACTAAGCTTTCTATTTAAGTATGGTACTAAAAATTCTACAGTGAGTAATCCAAAAAGCCCACCGAGCTGTTGTTCTAGTTCCATCTGTGTCATGCGAACCTCTTCTGCGGTTGTTCGTTCCGACTGTCTGACTGACAGTATTAGGAATGCTTCGCTCAATCGCTTCTCTAGTGTCTGCATGTGCTGCAACGCCGTGGCGAAGTCAGCCGTCTTTCCGACTTGTACTACTCCGATGTCATCTGGTCTGCCTTGAACGATTGCTCCGTTACCTGCAGCTGCCAGTGTCTGGGGCTTAGTAGTGCTTGAAGGTGATACAGTGAAAACAACTTTAGCAGCTGCTGCAGAGCCTTCTACGATGGCCTGAGACAATGCTTCTAATGATTTCAGATCTCCTATAAACTGTCCTACTCTACCTCTACCATACGCTTCACCATCTACTGTATTAAATCGTAGAGGTAACCATGGTGTACTTTCAACTGGTGCTTTACCATTTGACCCGGGTATCTTGTTATCATGTACTTCTTGATGCCAGACAAAACGATTGTTGTCACGTCTTACATGTGTATAGACATCACACTCTTCGTCTTCATCTTGTCCATCGTATTCCAAAGGCTTTGGACTATTATCCGGAGGTAAATAGTTCTCAATTAGATCTTTGTTAATACTTTCTTTTGTGATAATTTCAATCACCTCGCCGTTACCATCTCGTTCTAACACGTAGCGATTAAGAGGATATAATTTCAGCCCTGTTTTGCCCATAAAGATAAGAGCATTACCACCTACAACTAGATGTTGTAATGCTTGGTGTATTACTACACGATCATCTGATGCAGCGATAGCGTCAAGAATAGTACGCTCTATCTTTGCAAAGGACAAGTCAAGTTCTGATTTTATCTGCGGTTCAAACTGTTCTCCTAACTGAGATTCATCTAGCTGTAACTTAAAAAAGCTAGTCTGTGGAGGTACGAGAGATAGTGATAGCTTAGATGCTAACGCTACAACTCCTTTAGCCCCCACTGACTGCCAAGGTGTCTTCAGTTGTTTCATACCTTTCTGGTACTCTTCGTGACCACGAATAAGATATGGAAGTGTAAGTTTGGATGCGTCTTCCGCTTCGGTCAAAAACTGGGAACGATCACTGGATAAATTATCATACCTAGATTTTGCTGTCATAATTAATTAAGTTATTTTTTTCTTAGGATTAAATGCTTTTGTATTCTTACTTACTTTAAATTCAGTTTGTTTAAATGCTTTACCAAAAGAACCTTTAGTCTTTGGCTTTTTTAATTTTTGTTTAAACTGACTTGGCTTGATACTACCTTTCTTCTTAACAACTTCCTTAAGAGGATCATTCTTTGCAGGATTACCTTGATAACTGTCAAGCTTAGCTTGTTTCTCAGCAGCTTTGGCAGCGTCAGCCTCTGCTTTAGCCTGTGCGTCTAGTTTTGCTTGTTTATTTGCCGCTTGTGTAGCTTTTAAGTCTTTTGAATATTTTTTGTACTCTTGCTCTTGAGTCTTAGCTTTTCCTTTTTTACCCTTTATAGCCTTGGTATACTTCGATGTTGATTTCTTATATTCTTTAAGTTTCTTTTTAGCAGTCTTACTTTTATGCCAGTTCTTTTTACCTGACTTCTTCATCTTCTTGACGTACTGCTTGTACTTCTTCGTAGCTGCCTTTTTCTTTTTCTTCGACTTATGGATACCTTTGTAAGTCTTTAACTTACCTTTAAGCAAATCAAATTTTCCTTGCTGACCTTTAGTTAGCCCTTTTTCTGATTGCTTTTTAGTTTTAAGTGTCTTAAACGTATCTTTAGCTTTTGTAACCTTTTTCTTATAAGCTTCGTTTGCTTTTTTTACTTGTGCCTTTTGATACTTTTTATATTTATTTAAGCCTTTGGTTGGGTTACCACTTTTAAGTTGATCCTTTAGCTTCTGATACTTTTGCTTTTGCTTTTTAGTTTTAGCATTTGCCTTCTTCTTCGTCAGCTCATACTGAATTTTCTCAACTTGCTTCTTATCCTTGTTTGTCTTTTTCTTCTTGCCTTTAAGGTAAGCTTGCTTAGCTGAGTTATACTCAGCCATCTTAGCTTTATGTTCCTCACTTTCGTGCCAGCCCGCTTGACCAGACTTCTTCATCTTCTTGATGTAAGCCTTGTGTTTTTTATTGAGCTTCTTAAATTCTTCTGGAGACATTACTCATCTTTGGTAATTCGTTTGTTATACCACTCGACCACCGAACGCTGACCAGCTAGATACATAATAGAGCCAAGATCTTGTTTCGGATGTGGATTAACAGGTGGAAAGTTTTCTTCTAGCTCTATCTGTATAGAACTTATGGTTGGACCAATGATGGCCTCAAGCATATTGTGGGAGGTTGGTGTTTGCATGTTCAAAGAATGCTGGCATACGAGCTGCTTTTGTGTCTGAGAACTGTGGGGCTTTGCCCTGATACATTAACTGATCGCTCGCATCCAGCCAAAATTTTTTGCTTAAATATTTATCAGTATGGTTCTCATTTAGGGGTTGTAGTACCCAAGATATAGTTGCCTTCCGAAGCTT